ATTTTAATAAATAAATTTTAATAAATAAATTTTAATAAATAAATTTTAATAAATAAATTTTAATAAATAAATTTTAATAAATAAATTTTAATAAATAAATTTTAATAAATAAATTTTAATAAATAAATTTTAATAAATAAAGTATAATGTTTAGTAATTTTATATTAATTTGTTAATAATTTGATTTTAATTGTCCTATAATTTTATACGATTTTACATAATTTCTTTTAAATCGTTAGAATACCAATATTCACTATTTTCATCATTAATTTGATAAGCAGTTGATTCAAAAATAACATCATTAAATACATCCATATACATATCATATACTTTTTTAGTAGGAAGTAATAATGTAAAACCAATTAATCCTGATTTATTTATAATTACATTTTTAATATTAAAATTTTCATATTTAATATTAAATAATCCATTAAATAATTCTGACGTATTAAAATTTTTTTGAGAATTACTAATTGCTAGAACAACAAAATCTTTATTTTTATAGGCATCATTAGATAAATAATTTAGAAAATTAATATTATTAATAATAATATCTTTAATATTAATGTTATAATTTTTAAATTTTTCATAATTATAATTAAATTTCATTACCATATAATTGTCATTTGTGTATGAATTAATTTTATTACCTTCACTTTGTTTTTCATTTCGTAAATTATATTTTGTTTCAATAATATCAATTGGAAGTCGTGTTTTAATACGTAATAACATATAATAATTATTTGATGTATTATGTTTCATATGATTAACAATATATTTATTATTAATTTCAATTTCTTTTAAACTATCTAAGAAAATACCTGCTGTAATTTTATTAGTAGTTGTACGAATATTATGCAAAATAGTATTAATTTGTTTATTGTATTCTTTATTTTTATTATTTAATTCTTTTTGATAAATACAATATATATAATAATTTACCAATTTATTTAAGCCATAAATTAATAATGTTATTAAAAATAATGTAATGTATGTATTCATTTGTAATTGAATTAAATTATTATAAAAAGTAATATTTAAATCTATAGTAATGTCTTGTAATTCAGTAATATTATTAGAGTTTAAAATTTTAGTTAAAGTATCATCCGTGCTTTGATTAATTTCATTGATGTAATTTCCAATATTTTCATGAATATGACTTCCAAAAGAGACAATGTGATTAAAAGGTGCTACAATCATATAGTCAACTAAATTATAAGTCCCCATCATATTAGTATCATAACTCATTCTTAATACTAATACTAATACTAATACTAATATTATTCAAATAGAATTTTTATTAACTTAAATTAAATTAACTTAACTTAACTTTGTAAATTGTATAAACTAGTTTTTAAGTATATATGTATCTAGTTTTAATTTTAAATTTCAATTTTTAGTTTTACTATTTTACATAAATTAATAATTAGTATGTAAATACAATAATTTATAATTTTTATAAAATAAATAAAAAATAAATAGTATCCAGAATAAACTTATCATTTAATAAACACATCCGTTTATTTAAGGATAAGCCTAATAGTAATAAAATATACAATAATTTTAATAAAAGAGATGTAATTTGTTAGAACTACGTGTTATTGCTGTGTATAATAATTTTAATTTCTCAGCATCACAACTATTAGACAAAATATTAGCATACTCAATATAGACATCATCATATGTGCTACCTTGGGATTTATGAACTGTAAGAGCATAACCATAATCTACTTCAGGATAACAAGATGTAATATTGTGGCTCATATAATGTCCAAAAAGTTGGCTTAATGTAATATATTTTGAACTTGATGTAGTATCATTAATATCACTACTAGGCTCATTTTCTTCATTTAATAATTTATTGATAGAATTCAATTGTTTTTCTTCATTACGAGAAAGTAATAGTTTAACTTCATAACTATTTTTAATAATAGTGCGAAGTTGTTTTATAGTTTCCACATTTGATTCATTAGTCATATTTAAAATAGGTATATGTTTAGAAATTGTTTTTTCAGTTGAAGAAAAAGAGACCAAATCGCATAAAACCATATCAAATCGTAATTTATCAGTAGCATCAATAAAATCTTTAATATAAATTGAAGTATTCATTTGGCTCATAAATTTAGTTAGAAAGAAAGAACATTTTTTACAACCAATCTTATCATTCGGTATTCCAAATAATTTTATAGACATTAACATATGCCATTTTGTATAAATAGATATTTTAACGTAATTAGAAGTAATTTTTGAAAGATTATAAATATTATAATTAGGTATTAATAAATTATACTTAAGTGATAATTCATCAGTAAATACATAATTATTCGTAGTTATTCTTTCATTTAAATTATGATGTAAATAAAATAGATTACGATATAGTAATAAATCTTTAGCTTCTTTAATAATATTATCTTTGCTCTTACTATCTTTATCTTTTTCTATTTTATTATCATTATCATTATCATTACTATTATCATTATCAGTTTTCTCTGAAATTTTAAAATAATCATCAATACTTTTTCCATTTTGAGATTGTTTTTTAACATTCATTAATGTTAATACATCATCATCTAATACACTATCAATATCAATATTAAAAACAGTTTTTTTTTCATCAGTTTTTTCATTATTTATATTAACAATAATATTACACCATTCTTTAAAACTTAATGGTTTATAAGTAGTTTCTTTTAAATTTGCTACATAAACAATGCTACTTGAAAATAGATGGTTATTATATTTATAATAGGGAGATTTAATTAATAATTTATCACCTTTAATAATATATATATTTTCAATATTTTCTACATCTTCAAATAAATGAGTTCTAATTTTGGTATTTAATAAATTACAACATTTATTAGTCCACGCTAGAGCCATTGTATCAAATAATTCTTTTTGGTTTTCTGAGTCAATACTTTCTTTTTCTTTAGTTTTTTCTTCTACTAATAAATATTTTTCAATTTCAGTAGTAGTTTTAGTTTTATCTAATTTTAGTGTTTTACGAATTAGTTTTAAATCTTTTTGTTTAGATTTTATATCTTTGACATAGGCTCTTACCCAACTACCAAATTTTTTATTATATAAAATAACATTATCTACATTATCAATATGATGAGTTAATAAATTAAATGATGGAATTATATTATAAATCTTATCTCTTAATTTATTCGCAATAAGTGTAATATCACTTTTACATCGTTCAACAATTTTTAATGACATCATTACAGTATGAATTTTAGGGTTGCTTTCACTTAATTTATTAATTTCAAAAGAAGGTGAAATAGTTTCATTTACAGGAGGTAATTGACAACAATCCCCAATATAAATAATAGGACATTTAATTATATTTAATAATTTAGTAGTTGGAGTATCAATCATACTACATTCATCAACAATAATAGTTGTTTTAGAATAGAGTTCTTTATTGTATTTATCTCCAATTTTTTTTTCATTTCCTTTTGTAAATTCTTCTTCACCCATTTCATTAATAACACGACTAATACTTAATAATTGAGAAACTGTTAAAAATGTAATTTTTTTTGAGAAAATAACAATAATTTTAGATAATAATGTTTCATTATTTTTTTTAATAATAGCATTATTACTAGAATTACTATTAATTATTTGATTATCATTTATTATATTATTTTCTTTAATATTATGTAGTGTTAATTCTTCAATATAATTATTGTATTTATTAACTAATACATCTTTGGCTTTATTTGTAGGAGCAGTTATAATAAATTCATTTATATTATTTAATAATTCGGTCATACTTTTAATGTCTTCATATAATTCTATTTCTTTTATATGATTTCTTAATTGTTCTATTAAATTATTGATAAGTGTTGAAATAATAATTGTTGTTTTACCAGTTCCAGCACTACCATTAATTAATAATTTACTATAAGGTTTGTACTCTTTAATAAATTTAGTTATATCTAGAATACATTGTTTTTGTTCTTCATTAGGAATAAAAGAAGTCATTCTAACTATAAACTAAATTTATAAAAATAGTATAATTTTTACTATATTAGGCTTATCCTTAAATAAACGATTGTGTTTATTAAATGATAAACCTAATATCACTATTTGATAAACTATTTTATTATTTTTAAACTGTAATATAAAAAGAAAAGAAAAAAGAAAAAATCAATTTTTACAATAACATATCACTATAATTATTTAATTCTAATCTATTTGTTTCATATTGAATAGAAGGATTTGTTAAATTTTGTATTTCATTATCATTTGATAATTTATTATTATTTAATTTATTATTATTTAATTTATTATTTATTAACTTATTATCTATATTTGTAAAATTATTAATAGTATTATTTTTATTTTTATCATTAAAGTTTTTACCTTGTTCTTTTAAACCTTCTTTATCAGAAAATAATTTTATCATATCTATACCATTATTTAACAGATTTATTTCTGTCATTTTTTTTTAACTTAATTTATTAATTTATTAATTTATTAATATATTAATATATTAATATATTAATAATTTTATTAAGCTTATCCTTAAATAAACAGATGTGTTTATTAAATGATAAACCTAAAAGAGCTTTTTAAAGCCTTGAACTTATTTGACGGTTATTATATTTTAAGTAGATATTTATTTTTAATTATTTAATTAAATAATTAATTTCAAACTATATTTTAATGTAATATTAAAATATATACTATATAATAACGATTAAGTTCTTTTGTTCTTGACTTGTGTCCTAGTATATGTGGTGTTCCTTCTGTCAAATTCATAATATTTAAATTACTACTATATCAAGGCACTATATACTAATTACTTTCTCCATTTCATTTATGTTTTATACCTTAGGATTGAAAGCATATAAGTTTTATAAACATTAATATACATATTGTGTTGCGATTTAACTTTTTAATGCTATATATATCAATGGAAGATAGAAAAACAGTAATCTAAATTAATAGGATATTATGTTTAAAATAAAAAATATGTAAATTTATTTTAGTGCAAATTAAAATATACATTATATTATTAACTAAATAAACTATACTTATAATATATAAACCACGTTTATTTATTAGAGGATTAGCCCATTCATTTTTATTAATATATTCTATTTTTTATTATTTTATTTTATTTTATTTTATTTTATTTGGAAATGGATTAGAATTAAATATTGTTCCTTTTATAAAATAATACATAAATATAAAAAATATAATCATAAATAAAAGTGTTCCACCAGCAAATGCAAATGCTAATAATATACCTAAAAAAAACATAGGCAAACCAATATATTGAATTACAAATGGTAAAAAATCAATATAAAACCATTTTACAAATCCGCCTAATCCAGAACCAATAGTTTTAATAGTATCCCATAATGTACTAATAATATCTGTCATTTTAATATATTATTACTTATATATTATTTAGTATTACTATTAGCCTTATCCTTAAATAAACGAGTGTGTTTATAAATTGATAAACCCAAAAGAGCTTTTAAAAGCCTTGACCTTATTTGACGGTTATTATATTTAAAGTAGATATTTATTTTAAATTATTTAATTAAATTAAATAATTAATTTCAAACTAGAGTTTCAAATTATTATTCGAGAGTTTTATAAATAAATTTTAAAAAAATATAGTATTAAATAATAATATAAATATAATTTTATTTTTGAAAGAAAAGTTAAAATACATTATAGTTAATTAGAAATACACTATAAAAAAGTACACTAAGCTTATTTATTTGATGATAATCCCAATATTTAAAAAACTATAATTTTATAAGTTTAATAAGTTTAAATTGCATTTACGCTATAGTTAGGTTGTTTTTCACCAAATTCACGGCTCATCATATCATCAGGATAGTTAAAAACACCTTTGTGACCATCAAACGCAGTTGAAAAATCAGCAGGTTTAGAACCAATGGCTACAAAATCACCACCACGTTGAGATTTAGATTTCTTAGATTTTTTAGATTTCTTAGATTTCTTAGATTTCTTAGATTTTTTAGATTTTTTAGATTTTTTAGATTTTTTAGATTTTTTAGATTTTTTAGATTTATTTTTGTGTCTCATTTTTTTACTTCCTCCAGTAAGAGCACCATTACCACACACAGATTGGTCTGGTTGACCGCTAACAATTTGACCACCAATAATAACAGGAGGGGCATTATCATCATATGCTTTGTAAACAGGTTGTCCTCCAATATATTGAGAAGTATCAACAATATATCCAGCACCATTTTGTTTAACACGTTGGGAACTACAATTAGACCCACCATTTTGTTTACCACGTTGGGAACCACAATTAGACCCACCATTTTGTTTAACGTGTTGGGAACCACAATTAGACCCACCTTTAAACGTTAAATCAGCATCTAATTTTTTAAGATATTGTTTAAATGATTCCTTTTTAGGGCTACTAGTTCCAACTCCATCATTTCCACAATTACTACCACCAAATTGTTCTAATGGAATAGTACCTCCATAAGACATATAGTTTTTATCTAAATCAAGAGATGCTTGAGGGTTTAAATTATGAGCATTTGCTTCACCAGAACTACTATAAATTGCTTTATCATTTGTATAATCTAAAACACACGCATTTGAAACACCACCACGTTGATTTTTTTTAGAAAAAGAACGTTTAGATTTTTTAGCAATTTTATTGAAAGTTTTATTAGATAATTTATTAAGTTTTCTACCACTGCACGACATTATTTAAAATATAATAGTCTTATCCTTAAATAAATGATTGTGTTTATAAATTGAAAAATTCAAAAGATATTTTAAAAGCTTTGAACTTATTTGATGTTTATTATATTTAAAGTAGATATTTATTTGTAATTATTTAATTTTAATTATTTAATTTTAATTATTTAATTTTAATTATTTAATTTTAATTATTTAATTTTAATTATTTAATTTTAATTATTTAATTTTAATTATTTAATTTTAATT